CTTTCCATAGCCAATAGTCTTTCATGGTATTTGCTCACCTTGTCAGCAAGGACAGCAATAGCTTTTAAATAGTCTTGTTCGCTCATATTTATCTCCTGTGATTGTTAATTTTGGTGAGAACCTAATGTAAGCATATTTTTAATGTTGGCAACAGTATTTTTTGAAATTGTTTTCTTGACAAATAAATGATAAACAGAATTTAATAAAGTGATACAAGAAATTATAATACAGAAAGTATCTGTTCACATAGCTGAAGTCAAAAGCCCTCATCTGTTGGAAACAGTGCGTATTTATATAGAAAATAATAAACAACATTTTCTAGACAGAAGTTGGACTTGTAATGTTAAAACTTCTTTAGGTATTACAAAAAACATATTGTACGATGTTGAAGAGTTTAAATATTTAAGAGAAGAAATTGAAAAAATTGTACGATTACATTTATATGAACACTTTAAAAAAAGTAAACCCTTTGCTATATTTGATTCATGGATTAATATTTTACAAGAAAATGGTTATCAAGAACCACACATCCATGGTGATTGTGTTTCAGGAGTTTTATATTTAAGCGAAGAAAATTCAGACATTGAATTTTTGGTTTTTACAAATTACAATGTTAACGATATTAGACAATCTTTAAAACCAAAAAAAGGTCAAATACTTTTGTTTGATGGTAAAACTTATCATAGAGTAACAGAATCAAAAAAAGAGAGAATATCTTTAGCCTTTAACATAAAAGTTTTTTAATGAATTATCACGCTTGCATAAAATATTTAACAGATAAAAATACACAAAGTATGCAACATAACAATAAATCATTTTTTGATCATTTGGTAGGTGTATATTCTTTGTTAAAAAAAGTAGAAGCTCCTGAACACGTTTGCTATGCTGGGTTAATGCATAGTGTTTATGGAAATGAAATATTTGATAAACCAATTGAAACAGACAGAAATGTAATTAAGTCTCTTATTGGTGAAAAAGCAGAGTTATTAGTTTTTGAATTTAATAACACACCTAGAAAAAAATTAAATGAAAGTGAAAACAGTGATATGCAAACACTGATTACATTTAATGAATTAGAACAAAATACTTTATTTAAAAAATATGATAATATTTTTACATCAGAGGTTGTCGATTCATTGTATTTTAATTACAGAGATGAAAAAGAGTGGCAATGGATAGGTTCTGGAATGAGTGACAAAAATTGGCGTAAATTTAGTTACGGTTTAAAATGGCAAGATTGGTTTGATAGAATTTTATTTGATAAAGCAGCAGAAATATTAAAAATGAATAAACTAGAAAATTTTCTTAAACTAAAAAGAGTTTATGCAAGTGCTAGCACTTACGGCTGTGTAAATGAATTACACTATGATGATGCAGCATTAGAGAAAAATAAAATATACACAATTATGTTTTATTTAAATAGACAATGGCCCCTTTCGTACGCTGGCGAAACAGTTTTTGCTACTAAAGATGAAGCTGATATCATGTATTCGATATTACCTAAACCAGGTAGAGCTGTTTTTTTTGACGGTAGTTTTCTTCATGCTGCTAGAGAAACGTCTAGAATATGTAATGATTTAAGAATGGTAGTAACTTTTAAATATAAGGTTGGAAAATGAAATCTGAAACATTTGTTTTTGGTAAAATAATTAAAAAGTATCAAATAGACATGAATTTAATAAAAGATTTAAATCATCTATATGAAGTAGAAAAAGATAAATTATTTAGTTTAGGTAAAAAATTAGCAGGCAGACTAGACTCAGAGTTAGAGATAACTCATTTATTAGCACAAGCAAAAATAGGAGCTACTTTAGTTGATTGTATGAACAACTATATTCAAGACATTGAAAAATTAAGAATTTACAAGCCTAGAAAAAAGTTACATATTTTAAGTTGTTGGATTAATGATATGAAAGAAGGTGAGTATAATCCACCTCACACTCATCATGACAACACTGGTTTTTCAACAGTATTATTTTTAAAAGTACCTGAATTTATTAATGATGTTAAAGAAAAACATAAATTTAGAGATGGTAAAATATGTTTTATTGGACACGATGGCACTTACTCTGAATGGGCCCAGCCTAAAGTTGGTGATTTTTTTATTTTTGAAGCTAATCATATACATGCTGTAATGCCTTTTAAAGTAAAAAACAAAGGTGATATTAGAAGATCTATGTCTTTTAATTTTATAGATAAAGATGATTAATAAAAAAATTATATTTTGTGCTACCGATGAGAGTATGGTGGATATATGGCCTCACCCACAGCCAGCCTCAAGATTCATTCCTCAAGAATATAAAAAATTAAAATCATTTGATAAAGATAATATGCATGTAAGCACTTTAAAATTGTGTATGCCTTTTCTCGACTCTTTAACTATGGGGTACATAATACCTTTTGATCAAGATTATTTAGTAGACCCGACAGAAGATGACTTTAGTGTAACACCTGCTAATAGAGAGCCAGGCGATTTTGGATTTCATCCAAGAACACAATTACCCGAAGAGTGGGAAAAAACATCTGGTAAAAATGCAGGTAAGTTTCACAACAAATGGTTAATAAAAACAAAACCAGGCTATAGTTGCCTTTTTGTAAAACCGATGAATAGATTAGAGCCTAGATTTGACATCATTGCAGGGGTTGTTGATACAGATTCTTACATTAATACTATAAACTTTCCATTTATTTTAAATAAAAGAGATGAACAATTTTTGATAAAAAAAGGAGAAGCTATGGTTCAAGTTATTCCATTTAAACGAGAGTCATGGAAAATGTGGTCTGGTTTTTATCAAGAGCATGAACATGGCAACACATTAAATAAATTAAAGAGTGAGTGGTTTAATAGATATAAAAATATGTTTTGGAAAAAGAAAAGCTACAAGTAATGATTAATATAACTGACTTTATTAAATGTTACGACAATATTTTAAATAAAGAAACATGTGAAAATATAGTTAAAAATATTAACATAGACGATTTTAAAAGAGCCACTATTAGAGATGGTTCTGAATCTAATCTCAGAAATTGTTACTTTAATGAATTAAATAATAAGTTTGATAAAAAAATTTTTGAATGTGTCGGCAAAGTTTTAAAAAATTATACAAAAAATTTTCCTTTTTTTACAACTGGATTAACGATAGAAGACACTGGTTACGGTCATTTAATTTATAAAGGTTCTGAAAAAGGTGAGTATAAAACACATGTAGATCATTTTGATTTACACCCAAGAGTTTTAAGTTGCTCTTTTATTTTAAATGAAGAATATGACGGTGGAGATTTTGCTTTTTTTGAGGGCGAACACATTGTTAAAAAGAAAACTGGAAGCGCTGTAGTTTTTCCTAGTAATTTTTGTTTTCCACATGCTATTACCCCTGTAACAAATGGTAATAGACACGCTATAATTACATGGGTTCATTAATGAAACAAAATTTTAAATACGTAAAAAATATGCTATCACTAGATATAGTTGACTTTTTGACCTCTTTTAGTTTGAAAAATTTTACAAAAGGTGGTGATCCTCAAGTACCCTTATCCTCAGCAAGTCATTCCAGCTCATCTGATATATATAATCATGTAATTTATTATTTACTTCCTATTATGGAAAAGGAGACAGAATTAAAATTAAAACCCATATATGCCTATAACAGAATTTACCTTGGTGGATCAGAATTAAAAAAACACACCGACCGAGCAGCTTGTGAAATAAGTGCGTCTATAACCTTAAAATACTTTTATAAAGATACTAATTTTAAATGGCCATTATGCATGGGAGATACACCTATAGTTATAAACACAGGAGACGGTGTAATTTATAAAGGCTGTGAGATAGAACATTGGCGACCTATTTTTAATCAACCAAAAGAATATTGGCATCACCAATTATTTATTCATTATGTAGATTTAAATGGTCCTTATAAAAACTATGAACCAGAAAATTAAGAATAATTTGGATCGTAATCTTTCCAAGTTTTATCTTGAGCATTAGTTGTGCCGTTAGCAGTATCATCAGCTACGGCCGCTTCATAATCTAATATGGCCTCTTCTATTTGAAGTTTTCTAGTTTCTGCCCATGTAAGTAAATTAGCAATAGTTGTAGATCCAACTGCATCGCTTGTAGCACTTAAATTAGTATTACCAGTCATCATGCCAGTAGAAGCATCTTTTGTTTGTATTTCATTTTGTCCAGGTAAGTTATTCCAAATAACATAATGAATAGTATTAGGGCACCATCCATCTACCCAATTTTTTCCTTTATCTGCCCATAGAATTAAAAAGGAATCATCTATTAAAATATTATCTCCGTTTGCGATTACTATTTGTGAAGCCATTCCTTATCTCCTAATGTTTAATAATATAGTTTACCACCACAAACGGCGAGAACGAGTTTGTACCAGATGCTGTTACAGAGCCAGTTAAACTTGTTGTTATATTACCAGTCAATGTACCAGACAAAGTGTGAGTATGATTGTGACCAGTTCCCGATCCTGCATTTGAAGTATTAGATGGTTCTCCATAGTTTCCTTGTCCATCAGAACCAACTACACCGAAGTCATTAATTCTTGTTGAGCTTGGGCCACCTTGTCTTGTCATAAATTCAGTATTTGTTACTGGGCTGTGTGAATGTGAAGCTAATTGAGCAGTCGTCAAAGATGTATTATCAATGCTTCCTGTTACGGTAACTGATTGGTTTGTTGCATTTGTTGCAGCTTGGTTGTTTGTCACTGAAACAGTAACAGTGTTAGCACCACCAGTGCCAGCTAAATTATATGTATTACCATCAAAACCTTGTGGCATTTTACCTTGTAAATTAGGAACATTAAAAGTTGTAGAGGTATCTCCAGCACCGTAGGTTGATCCTATTACACTAAATAAATCTGCGTATGTCGTTCTTGAAACGGCTGCACCGTCACATAATAAATATCCAGCTGGAGCTGTTGATTTTGTCCAAGGCTTAATAGCCCCTACTTCACTTCTGTTTACTATATCTTGTAAGTTAGCCATAATTAATCGTTATACTTTAATCTCCAACCATTGTCACTGTCATTGTACACCAACGCAAATCCAGCTCCACTAGTTGATACCACTAAATCCGAAGATGCTCCTTGAATTTTGTGACTGTTTCTTCCAATTGTTAAATTTTCTGCTGCAAAAGTACCTTCTGCATCTATAATTTTTATTTGATCACCAATAGCAGCAGAAGATGGTAATGTTATTGTAAAATCTCCTCCTGATGTATCAGCAAAAATATTGTCACCAGCTGATGCAGTATAATTTGCAGTTTTTTTAATCCATGTCTCACCTAAACCAGCGAGTGTAAAAATATCATACCAGTTAGTTCCGTCAGTAGAAACTAATCTGTATTTACCGTTTGATATTGTAACTGTGTTTCCAGTAGCGCCTAATCTTGCAGTTACATCAGCGCCACCTGCAATGTTGTTATAAAGTCCGTAAGTTTTTTGTGTAGCTGGAAACTGTACAATGTGAGTAGTAGAAATAGTTCCAGAAAAAATAATTTGGTTTTGTCTTGCTTCGTTAGCTGATTGAGCTTGAGGGCCGTCAGCATTAGTTAAAGTTGTTGGTCCAGTTCCTGATAGTGTTTTTGCATAAACACCAGCGATAGCAAATTCAAATACTTGAGAAAAGTTATTGTTTGTAATAGTACCCCAAGTTCCTGAATTTTCTCCAGTGGTTTGAAGCTCTATTCTTAAACCTGTTGAATATGTTGAACTCATCTAATCTCCTAATATAAAACTAATGATTATTTTAAAGTTTGTCAAAACTTTTATGCAGCTTTATGAACTTCTGTCCAACTTATATCGCTGTTTGAGTCATCTACTTGTGACCAGAAGGTCCCTTGTAAAGTACCAGTTGCACTTGTACCAGAAACTCCTGTTAATGTAAAGCTTACATCTGTACGAATATTAAGTGTTCCAAGACTAGAGACAATAGAAACACTAGGCGCTTCGTAGCTAGTTTCTTGTGATTCTTCTCCTAATGTTGAGGTTAAACCTAAACCAGTAGGTGTAACTATAGCTCCAGCAGTTGCAGTAACATCACCAACTGAAGATGTTAATTCATTACCTGTAGCATCAACCGACGCTGTTCCAGTAGGTGTTTCATCTCCCAAAGAGAATGTTAAACCTATTCCAGAAAGTGTTACGTTACTGTCTCCTGTAACAACCTCTGTTCCAAGACTCGATGTTATTACATTACCTGATGGAAATGCTGTTTTACCTATTGCTATTGAAACTTGACCAACAAGTGCATCTACTTCTGGTTCAGAAGCTGCAACAACTGTTAATTGTGAATCACCAGTTATTGAAAAAGTTCCTATTGATGAAGTTGCTTGTGTACCCGTAACAAATATTGATGTACCTGGTGTGTTAACGGATGAAGTTAAACCTAATCCAGTAGGCGTTACATCAGCGTTAGCACTTACAGTAGATGTCCCTAAAGATGATGCTAATGCATTGCCACTTAAAGAATATGATTGTTGTGTCGTGCCCCAAAGGTTATCTGACCATCCAAGTGATACACCACTATCACCAGCAACACCTCTGTTCCATCCTGATTGTGCTAAAGTTTCAACAGACTCGTCGCCTATTGAAGACGTCAGTGCATTACCAGAAGCAGTAACTGCTGATGTGCCTGTTACTGTTAATGATCCAAAAGATGAAGTTAGTAAGTTGCCTGTAGCACTTACCTGTGCAACACCAGTTCCTACCGCTGTTCCTGTAGATGAAGTTATCCCTATCCCCGTTAGGGTAATATTACAATCACCTGTAAGTGTAAGCGATCCTAGTGCAGATGAGAGGCCATTACCTGTAGCGTTTACGGGTGCAAAGGTATTCCAAGCACCCGAATTCCAGGTTTGTCGGCCCCATCCTTGAAGAGAGGCCATTTTTTATCTCCTATGCGATTCTTATAATTGCTGCAGTTGCTTCAGCAGCTGGGAACGTAATTGTAAACGTACCAGCAGTTGAAGTTTTTACAGCACCAAAATCAAGAACACATACAGCTGCGTTTGTAGTCAAACCAGACACAGTTGAACTGTTATAAATAACAGCTGCTTGTGCAGAAATTGTTGCACTTGTAAATGATACATCTGTAAAATCACAAACAGCAGTGTCACTCGATAATACTGGAGTAACAGAGGTTAAAGCACCTCCACCCTCAGAATAAGTTCCTGAGTTTGCCACTTCGTCAGTTTGTTGAAAAGCAGTTGTTGATTTGCTTAATGTTGCTTCGTTGTCATATAGCGCTAGTTTAAAAGCATTCCCCGTCGTAGCCGTAAAATTGTGCAGGCCTTTCAGGATCTCCACTTTGAAACTGTTAGCTACAGCTTGTGTAATTGCCATAATAATCTCCTATGGGTTCCTAGACTCGAGAGGGATACGAATAACGC